GTCTCCGCTCCATCGCTTCTAGTGATTTCAGGCCCCCCCTCAACAAAGCATGTATCCTTTGGATGGTCCTTTTTCTGCGTCCAATCTCTTTGCCTCACCTTACTCCATGTCTGCTCTATAATCTCTCTCAGACTCCAATTGCGTTGGTTGCAGTATTCCATTAGGAATATGGCAATATCGCCGCATGCATCCTTTGCATTTGCCTTATGGTCTTCTTGTGTCCTTATTCCCTGCTCCTCTTTCAGATGAGCATGAGCAAGCTCTCCCAACTCTTCAATCAAGCCTAATAGCGAATGATAAAGCTTTTGACCGGGAAAGTTTCTTTTACTCCATACAAACTGCTCCGCTTGCATCTCTTCGGCCCAAGAGTCTCTTTTATGTCCCGCTCTCTCCCAACCGGCTTGCTTCATTTGCTCAGCATTGACCGTCTCAAGCGTGAGCCCTTCTTCAAGAATAATGATATTTACATCTGGAATACCATGAGCATTCAAGATGTGTCTTAAGCTCTCGACAATATGCATTTGCCCTTCCGGGCTCAAAGCACGGCGCAACTTTGCAAGGATGATATCTCCGGGCTCAACGTCAAACTGTTCAAACTTCATATAGAGTTCTTGGTCACACATGCTACTCCCTACCTTTCCTTTGCGCTTTCAATGTTGTTCTTGTCCGGTATCGCTGTTATAATAGTTGACCGGCCATCAGAATAATCTATAATTGCATATGGAGGTAACTTAAGGTCTTGGTCCTCTTCTCCAAGCTCTCTCAATACTTTCTCTATTGCGTCCACAACGTGTTTCAATCTTGAAAGGCTCGTTGACAGATTGCCAAGCTCTATCCTCCTAATTTCAATAACCATTAGGCTCCCTCCTTTTGTTTTCTCAAAGTCTCCTTTGAATGGCATTGCTTACAGAGCGCCTCCCATTTGGTCTCATCCCAAAAACGTCCGTCCTTTGGGCCGTTGTGCTCTTCTGTATGATGGACCTCATTTGCCGCATAACCACAACGGTTGCACTGAGGATGCTCATGCAAGTACAGCTTTCGCGCCCGCTGCCAGCGCTTACCATATCCTCTTTGGTGACTCGTTCCGCGCCTCGTGTCAAAGCGTCTTTGTTGCCGGGCCTTGCATTGCGGGCAAGGTCCTCCCTCCGAATACTCAGGACAACCCGGAGTAGTGCAAGCCTTAACGGGCAAAAAGCTCCTCCTCCCGTAAATCCTTAAATGTTTCCGGGCTCCAATATACTTTCCAACGATTGAGAAAGCGTCTTGTGCTCTCACACTCCGACACTCCCGGAGGCTCGATCTTGGCACAAACCGCTTTTGCAACCGGCTTGCCGTCAAACCGAAAGAGAAGCTCCTCTCCAACCTCACACCGCGGCTTGAAACGGAAAGCCCAAAACTCCCAATGCCCGTCCGGAGGCTCTTTTCAACTCCGCAATCTCCATTTGCTCAGGCTCCGAATGTTTGAGCCGGTAAAGAAACGTCCCGTTATTGGCATTATTCAATGCGCGGCTCTCGATTGCATATCCTTCCGCCCTCAGTTCCCGCAAGCGCCGGAGCCCGGAGAGGCCCCCCCATTCCGGAGAACATATCCGCCAAGATTCAACCCAACCGTCTTTGGACTCTCCGGCCCGGGCTTCCATGAGCAAGCGGAGGACTTTCTCTTTGCGCGTTTCACTCATAAAGCTCCCTCCTTGGCATCGGCCAAAATAAAAGCTCGATTTCTGTGCGCTCTTCTACGCCATACCATTTATTGAGAACGGCTCCGGCAACCCGGGAGTCCTCCGTAAAAGCAACGCCCTGCAAAGCATCCATAATGGCCTTGAGTGCAACATTGTCTATATCCGGCCTTGTGTGATATTTGAATTGCCGCATGAGCGCCGCTCGTTTGTACCATTGTGGCTTACCTTTGGGAAGTTCAAAAAATACATTTACGAAAAGGTCAACCGGGCCGTCCCATAGCAACGCGCTTAATCCATGCTTCCCCGTTCTGACCGCCTCATGAAAGAGGCTTTTAACCCGCGCATCAAAGCTCTCTCGTTCTTTTGGCTTAAAGCGCTGCTTTCCTTTGCTCCGCGCCCGCTGCCATGCATACGGCTTGCCGGGAATGACAAAAGAGATTCTCTTTTCCGGCTCTATGGGGAGAATGGCCCCGACATGAGTTAGCCGTCCAAGCTGCTCCTCTTTCTCACTCAGTTTCTTGCTCCTCCCATATTCCCTCGTCCGGTGGCTGCGTCTCGATTGCGAGTCTCACTTCATATGGAGTTACCGGCTCAACACAAGAGGACGCCGCAATCATCCGCGCAACGGCCTCCGTTGTCGGAGTAATACAATAGACGGCTTGCCCGGAATAGAATTGAGTAAAAGCTTTGCGTTCTCCATTGCCCGGAATATCGAGCCGGAGAAATGACGCGCCTCCAATCGTTTGCTCTGTTATCCGCCCGGCAAGCCGCCTATGTCCCATCAACTCCAAGATTGCCCACTCCTCAAATCTCTCTGTCGTTTGTTCGCTCACTTCTTTCCATCCTCCGTTATTCTGAATAGCGCTTGTAAGAATACGCATTCCGGATGCATCCGAATTTCCGGTTTGCATTCGGGATAGTCTCTCTGGAGCCGCAATAGCTCCTCCTCAAGAAACGCCGCATTCTCCTTATTGGTACAGTCAAGCCATTTCGTAACTTGTATTTGGCCGCTCATATTTACCGCTCCCATGGCTCACGATAAGGCAGATCTAACAGCTTGAAAATGTCTTGCTCTTTCCGGATGTCCGTAAGCGGATATGACTCTCCTTTTCCGTCCGGGTCATTTACAACAAGCCCTTCACCGTTGGCCTTGAGCGTCATTCCTTTTGACCTTGCCCGCCTACAGAGCCTTATGTTATGCTCCTTGCTTCCGGTCCGAATCAGGAGCAGCGTTGCCCATGTCTGCGGAGTTGCAATATAGAGGTCAACCGGAATGCCCATACATTGCAACTTGAGAATCTTTGCTCCGCCTTTTGGAGAGATTCGCATTCTCTGAAAGCATTGGGCAAGCAAGCCTCCACTTCCAAGAGGTATAGCAACAAGGTCAATATCATGGACAAGCGCTTTTCGCCGCCGAATGCTGCCAGCAATGGCAATTACATTGGTTCCGCTCTGCAACTCCTTGATAAGATACCGCGCCGCTATCTCCGCTCTTTCAAGGTCAAACAGCTTAGCCATAATCACCCCTCCTCCCCTCGTTCATCTCCAACAAGATTGCGCGTCATACGGTCAAGCTGAATCCTGAGAAAGTCACGGTCCGCCTCTATTTCTCCTTTTCTTTGTTCCGTTTTGCTCTGCTCCTGTATCAATTCATCCTTGCGCCGCCATACTGCAACTTTCTCTTCCTGTAGCTGCCGAATCGTTGCCGTTTGGACTTTATCAGCCTCTTTCAGAGAGGCATTTGCTTCCTCCGCATTTTCAAGGTCTCTGCAATTCTTGCGGTTTTGCTCCGCTAACACTTCATAATAATGCTCCTCTTGCCCAACTCTTTTCCGTAAATTCTCAACTCGCCTCATGAGCCGGAAGCAAAGCTTAATAAGCGCCGCTTTGTCTGTTCCTTGAGGCCGATGAAGAATCTTTATAGCTTCCCGCGTCCGCACATCTTTCCAAATGCTCTTAACCTTTTTCTTGGCCATATAAACAACTCCCCTCACTTTTGCGCCTCCTTGACCTTGCCTTTGAGCCGCTCCAACTCATCGACAAGCCAATTGCAGCGCCGTTTTATGTCGTATCCCTCTTGTGTATTCTCCCGGCCCTGCACCTTGAGGCTCCGGCCCTTTGTTTTTGCCGCCTCTAATTCCCCCTCCATTGCAGCGATTTCTTTTTCATACTGCTTGACTTGCGCCTCAACACGGTCAAAACCCTTCCCCCGAATCCTGAACGTCTTGAATGGATTGGCCTCCGTCACAAACCGGCTCAAGCCGCGTTCAAGGAAATGCTCAAACGGCCAACTGTGGTCCCAATAGTAATTATCTCCCTTAAGGACGGCCGCATAATTGCGGATTGCTTCACATATAACCGCAATGTCCCAATCGTTGAGCGCCCCCGCTGCCGCTGCCTTATGGACAGAGGTTAGCTTCTTATTAAAAATGAGCGGGCCGTCCCCGCAAGCCTCACTCTGCCAGCAATCAAAAATAGCCTGTATTTGAAATGCCGGAGCGCCTCCCTCTCCCGCACCCTCTCCCTCTTGTACTTCAATTCCATTTTCATTTGCATATAGTGTTACATGCTCGTTACGTTCCCGTTTCCTCCTGTGCCTCCGTTGCCGTTCTGCATTGTCTCTCCGGGCTTTTTCCTCTCTAAGCATGCGCCGATTCTCTAAAGTTATCTTGCCATTACGCTTTGTTACGTTTGCGAATTTGTGAAGAGATACCTCAGCAAAAAAACTCTCCAACTCTTTTGGGGTTGCACCTATCAAACGGCCTAAACTTTCCTGTGTTCCTGAGATACGGCCGGGAGTTGGAGAGTCCATCATGTGCAAAAGAAATTCAAGCCACATTCCCCGGGTCTGGAATGAGGCTTGTTGTAACTGGCAATCAGCTTGCCAGTCTTTCCGATAAAACATTAACGCCGGTTGTTTCTTCCGTTCCGCCGTCGTGTATTTCCGCGGCCAATCTTTCCGGCTTCCCATACAACCGCTTTCTTACTTAAGGGAATGAGAGCGGAGGCCCGGAGGGAGCAAGTCTCGCAATTAGCCCCCGCCCTCAACCCGCGGGACTCTATTTCCCCTTCTCTCCGTCCGCCTCAGACCCCTTGGAGCCGCTCTCTGTATCCTTGCCCGGGTCCGGCAATTCTCCCAGCGCCTTTATCACGCCCGATGCATCCGCCTTGCTGAATTGGTCCATATCGTCATGGCCGACAACGCGGTTGATGAGGTCCAAATATTCCCCATCATCCACTTTTTTTGCATGTCTGAGCTTGTTGATTGCCGCCTCCTGCTTGGCGGTCATTTTGCCGCCGCCCTTGGCTTTTCGTTCCGGCTCTTCTCCCTCCTTATGAAATAGGTGGGAAATGGCCAAGCCCGTCCGCGTTCCGCTGACAAGCGCCCGCTTTGCCGCCATTTTGAATATTGTATTTACTTGGTCAAACGGATTGGTCCTTACCTGTTGAGACTCCCCAATTTCTCCTGTGGACTTGTCAATCCATGTTTTCATGCGCCGCCGATCTTGAGGAGTGTTCTCAAACTCCCGCTCTGACACGGCCCGTCTCCATTTATATTTTTCCTCCTTTGAAGAGGCCGCGCCGATTCCAGAGGCTATAATTGCGCCCGTCTGAATCGAAATAATCCGGGCTCTGACCGTAAACGTTACCTCCTCGTCATTCAGGATTTGGGAGAGTATCTCATATTCAGGCCCAAGCAAAAACGCGCTGCAAAGCGTTTCCGCGCCCGCTTGCCAAAGACTCCGCTCTCTGGTCCCGGGAACAATCCCATAATGAATATCCTCTTTCATTATCTCGTCAACAATTCTTTGAATATTCCGAAACCGTGTAAGCAATCGGTCCGGGTCAACCCGGAGAGCAAGCTCCCAATTATCCGGGACCCTCAGCGCCGGGACGGTTGGAGCATCCTGCATAAGCTCTCCCGTTAAAGCTTCGCCTGTCGTTCCCATACGTGTTTATCCTCCTGTTAAAGCCTCCATTGCGCCGCGCAAGCGCAATCCGGATTATCCGGTTTTCGCGGGCTCACCTTTTGGGGCCGTGCCCGTCTCAACCGCGTCAAACAGTGTCCCCTGAGCCGCCCGGAGCAGAACGAATTTATCCTTGCTGATTTCCGCCAAGCGCATATAGTCATTCGCGCTGCCGGAAAAAACAATCTCCGCAACAAATGCGCCGTTCTTGAGCTTCATGTCTCCGAATGAGCCCGCAAGCCCGTCCTTGTCCGGCTGATAAGGTTTCCCGCATTTCTCAGCGGCAAGCGTAAGCTCCGCCAAGACGATTTGAGCAAGCTTCTCCGGGCTCATGGGCTCCGGCTTGGGAGTGACCTTACCCTTTGCCGGAGGCGGCTTGATTGCCTTTGCATATTGGTCCCTTACACCTTTAACAACTGCGTCTTGATACGTTTTCATATCGAGCTTTTGCATGCATACCTCCCTTTAGCCTGTGACTCCCCCTTGTTATTGTCTTCCACGCTTGCGCGGCTTATCTCTGCTCTACGTCAACTCGTAATTTTGACCGGATGAGACTCTTGAAAACTTGTTGATAGATTTCAAAGAATCAACGGCTTTATTAAAATGGCGTTCTGAGCACATAAGAAAATTATCATCACAAACAAGCGGCCTTGGTTCAAAAGCTCGCAACTCCCGAAAGCTTCCAAAAATTCGCTCAACACCGCAAAACGCGCAACCTCGATTGCATCCTCTTGTTGTGCGCGTTGCCAATGGATTTACCCTAAAAAGGGCCGTTTCTTCGTCTTGAAAAGAAACATACTCTCTCACATATTCCGGTATCAACCTTGCCGCTGGCCCGCCGATCGTTACATTATATCCCCTCTGTTTCAAACCCTTCGCCATGCTCTTTGCCCTTGGTAACAACCATGTAAAAGGAACAGAGAAAAAATAAGAAGCGTCTTCATTCCATACCGTAATATCCTTGGGCCAACCAATCGCCTTTTTAGTTTGCGGTTTCACAAAAACACTCCCGGAAAGAAACTCATTTCCCCGTCCCATGCAATCTTGACCGTCCCCATCGAGCAATCCGGGAATAGCAGTTTTTGGGTAACCGCCTTGGTCTCTCCCTCTATCGCCTTTACTGTAACCGGAGAAAAATAAAAGCCCTCATTCCCGGTTGAAACCGTCCTGCAATGGCATTTGAGATAGAGCAATAGCTGCTCAATCCCTGAATCATTCGGGCCTCTCCGGTGTCCCCGTTTCTGTGACATGCCGAAACCCAACGCTTTCAGCGCCCCCGCCGCCCGACTCCTCAAGCGGCATCGTCTGACTCCGTTGCCTCTTTGGAATGCTTTTGAGTTGATATACGTCAATCGTCACGGTTTCCGCTGCCGTCTTCTTGGCAACCGCAACCCAAGGTGGGCTTTGGTCCCGATTCACCCGGACAATGATTTGAGTCAATGGACGCCCGATCTTGTCCGTAAGGCCCTCGACAACCGTAACCCTGCAACCCTCAATCCCCCAATTCCGCCCGCGGTCAAGTGACCCTTCAGAGAGCCAATTTTTAATCTTAAGAAATAGCCTCATCCATTCCCCCTCACTTTCTCTCTGTGATAGCTCTTTGCCTCCCGCCTCAATAGCGCCTTGGCGCCATTCAAGCGGAGGGCAAACCCTCCGCTATGCGACAACTCACAAGGAAATTCCCAAACAATTTATGCCTTTGTGTGCCTCTTTCTACATACGTTACCCTCCTTTCTTGGTGTGGCCGTAAAGAGCAGCTATCCACCTAAATCTTTTCCGCCTCTTCTATCTCCGGAGTTGCCCTTTGCCGCTCCGTCAACTCTGCCGTTCCCTCAAGCGGGTCCAACATGGGCCGATTCTTGAGCATTTCGACAAACGCCGGAGAGCCTATACTGCTTGCAACCCGGAGGCCGGGCAAAAGCTTTTCTCTCGCGGACCCCTTGAGCAAGTCTCTTGCCTTTAGCTGTGTTTCCGCGTTGGTTTTCCCCTCGGCAACCCTGAATTGACGTCCGCCAATGAGCACATACGCATAATAAGTCACTTCCATTTACTCTCCTCCTCCCTGCAACCTTCTCTCTTTTCAACCGCATTAAGGATAATGTTTGAAAAACGCAATGCAAGACCAAGGAAATGGGCTCGATTCGCGGTCTTGCCTATTGATTCAGAGGCAAGGCTTGCAGCGCCAACCGCGGCCTCCGCACATTTTGCAAGCGTCTCCGGAGTGACCGGCCAAAGAATCTCTCCCAACTCCGCGGGCCGTCCCTGCTCCTCCTGTTTCTCCTGAGCCGCCTCCCAATTCCCGGCAAGCATTTCGGCATCCTTGAGCGCCTCCGGCAATGTTCTCCCCGGCCGGACAAGGACTTGAGCAATAACATTCTCTTCCGCGTCCTCGATCAAATATCCCTTGTCTCCATTAAGAGCCGCTATTGTCAACGAATCCATAAACCGCCTCCCTCTCCTCTCTTTTCCGCCTCCTTGTGGGGTTGCTCGTTAGCCTCCTCCTCACACAGAGGACACGCGCTCCTGTCTTCAAGCAAGGTCCTGTTTGCCCATTCCGACCGGGACATTTCCGTTTGCCCATGTTCCGGACAAGTCACAAGCACCCACTTTTTATTCTTGATATGGTGAATGTTGAGCCTTACTCTTGGCGCTCCGTGATATGTTGGCGCTCTTCCCATTCGTTGCTTTCCGGCTCTTCATTCGCACAATGGCAATTAGCTTTCTCAAAATGTTTCCGGGCCTCTTCTCCGCATGACGGACATTCTTTCTCCATGCCGCGTATCTCGTTGCAGACAGGACAACCCTCCTCATTCATAGCCCGGCAAGCCGGGCAATCCGCCAACGGCCCGTTATAGATAGTGCCGCATACCGGACACAGGCCAAGACCCGCCGCTTTGCGTTCCGCTATCCGCTTCATATCCCGAAACACATGCAAGAGCCTTTTTGCCTCCGCCTCCGTCCGCCCTATTTGGCATACAGCAAAGGTCTTCTTATCTTCCATTACATAGGTCCGCGCAAGCTTTGCAGAATTGGCAATCCCAATAAGAGCTTGCTCAATCAATTGGAGGATAACCGCGCTCATGTTCGATGGTCTTCCAAGAGTCCCATTGACAAGCCCAACAATCAATGCACCGTCTTCCGGGCCGGATTTGCTTGACCGCAATTCCGCAACAACCCGGCCTTGCTCATCCCGTATCAGAGGCCCCTGAAAAGGCCCCCGGTTTTCAAGAAACCAATACCGTTTATCCACGTGCTCCCTCCGTTGATAATTTCTCAAACCAATAACGCTCCGTCTCAGTGAGCGGGTCCGTCAATGCCTTGGCCGTGAGCCCCTCTTTGATCTTCTCAAGCGTCTCCTTGGAAACCGCAAGCATACGGGCTCCCTTAAGCTCGTTGACACGTTCAAAAACTAGAAAGCTCTCTGTTTTACCGCCTGTCCGGGCCGGTAAACAGATGAGCCGGGAATATTGCCGCCCAAGCCAGAACATTACTTGACCTCCATAAGCTCAAGGACTGCCGGTGTCAGCGTTGAGCGGCTCCCGTTCAAATGCATTGCCGCCTTGAGAAGCTCCATAAGCTTGCGCTCCAACCGCGCATGAAACTCCGGGCTCACGCGGACTGTCCGGAGCCTCTTGCCATTGTCCGGCAACATCTCACGCCGAATCTCATTCACGCGCCGCCGCAAGATAGACGGACTGATAAGATGAGCGCTCCGCTTTTTCTTCTTTCGGCTCTCCTGCTCCATAGTTGCTCCCTCCATTATGGAATCAATCTCACATGCGCCGGAGGCCCCGGCCCCTCACATGAAAGCTCAATTGCTACATTCCCCCCGGCCGGAACCTCCAACCTCAACCATTGCTCACCCGCCGACAAATCCGCTCCTCTCCTCACAACCGTTGCACCCGTTACCATATACTCCCGGCCCAACCGCAAATCTCCAATGTCGTACTCGCCGGTTTGAGGAGCCGTAAATGTAACCATGTCAACCGGCCCCTCTGCCTTAGCGAATATAGCGCCGATCAGAATTAACATGATTGAGTATCTTTGCGGAATAGCCAGAGCAACCACTTAAGGATTCTCCTTATGGCACAATGTAAACGGTCGGAGGCGGAGGCAAAGGGTCCTTGACTATAACCTCCTCCCCAAGAGTCCCCTCCGTTCCCTTGCACCCGTCCGAATCGCGGCAATAAACCTTGATTTGGTAACTGCCGCCCCCGGCAAAGGGAATATCCGGCCGTATGCTCACCTGTTCCCCCGGAGGTCCGGCCGGTATCTCAATATACGCCTCGAATGGCCCTCCGTTGATGCTCATATCAACCGGATAAAAGGCCGCGTCCGGCTGAGCATCCCATGTAAAGCCGGGAGGACTGTCCCCGGGACAAATGACGGCTCCCAACGCTTGTCCGGCAAGCGCTCCGAAAAACAAGAGCCCCGCCAGTAATAACACAACCCCAACAACAAAAGCAGATTTTTCCATTTCCGTCATACCTCCTCCTTGTGTTAAAACTCCTCCCTTAAGAGCGCTTCCACGCGCTCCTTTTTCTCTTCAAGCGCCTCTTGTTCTCTTGTCTCTAATTCGCGCTGCTCCTCAAATAAATCTAGGTCAAGCTCCGCCTCAATTGCATCTCTGATAAGGGCCTGTAGTCTGTCCGGATGCAATGCGTCCAACTCAACGGCAATCTCTCCAAATTCATTCACATACTTTCCCGCCCGTGAATCCGTCCATTTCAAAGCATCCGGATTATGCGGTAAATTGTCCGCCTCGATCTGCTCAAGCGTCAATGCACAACGCTTGAAAGTAATATCAACATTCTCAATCAAGCCCATTTCGTCAAGGAGCGTTGTCCGCATTGCCGGAAGCATCTCATAGCCGCTTGGGTCATGTCCCCGAAATAGAGCACTGCTGTTATCGCTCCCCGTTTGCGGATTCGCTTTGCGGCCTCATTGAGATATGAGACGGAAGAGAATCCCTTTGCGACAATCACCGGGACGCAATACTCAAAAGCCGCGGCATGGCAAAGACGGGAAAGAGCGTCTTTCTCAACCCATATCTCCGGCCTTATTTCTTGTTCTTGCAGCAAGTTCCGCCGATAGCCGCTTAAAAATTCCGTCAACTGGTCCTGAATGAATATGGACATATACGGCCAACCTCCAGACCATAAAGTCTCTCGCGTCCGGTCCTCAAGGCAACGCCACGGAAAAAGATTTTCTATCCGTGCATGAGATAAAAGCGCGGAGAGCTTCTTATATTCCCGAACGTTGTTATCAATAATTTGTTTGCTTACAAGCTGATAATAGACTTGTCTGAGAGTGAGCGGCCAAAATCGCGTTAAGCCGTTCACAATGTTAATGATTCGCTCAAGCTTTTCCAACTTCGCCGGTGTCCATGTCCCCCGGTCTCGCATTTCGGCTCCCTCCGTTTTTCACTCAAACAACATTTCCGCCGACTTGACTTTGCTTCCCCAATTATCCGGGACCTCAACCGGAGTGATACCGCGTTTCTTAAGCAGCTCTTTCTTCTCCTCTGTTAAGTCCGATTCTCTGACAAGCTGCTCGATTCGGGCCGGACGAAACGCATAGAATATGCCGGACCGGTTTTGCTCTCCGTTGCCGTCCGGCTCCTCCGGGAGCGCTTTCTTGTGAGCAAGCAAAACCCATGACTCCCCAACCTTGAATCCACGCGGAATTGAGGCAATGCGCTTGGAGACTCCCATCTGTAGAGCCTCAATTACAAAGCTCTCCGGAGAATAATGCTTTTCCCCAACCCACATAAGGCCATACTGGTCAAACCGCGGGAGGCATACCGCACAGTTGCGATTATGGCAAGCGCATCCCTGCAAGCAATCGCCCGCATAGTTTTTCCAATCAAGCCAAGTCCAACCGCGGGAAAACTTCACGCCCGCCTTGCATACCGGACATACATGCAAGGCAAAGGGGAGCCGTCCGCATTCCATTGCAAGACCCTCCCCAACCAAGTAAATCCCTCCAACCTTACGCCAACCGCACCCTCTTCTCTGCTCCATGGTTGCTCCCTCCTTCCGTTCTTACAACACTCTCCCAATGCGTCTAATGTCCCGTTGCGGATATGGAGCCCGCGCCTCCAAAAACCTATCAAGATTGTCCCGCCTGTACCTCGTCAAATAACGATGCACCTTTGACGGATTCAAAAGCGCCCGCGCCTGTTTGTCCCGCCTGAGCAACTCCTGCAAACCGCGTTTCTTCAATCCCAAATACTCCGCGGCCTCCTCCTCACTCATCCAACCGTTGGCGCTCATTCGCTCCCCCTCCTTGCAGCAATAGACTTCTCTCCATTCTCCGTGCATACGTGATAAGCACAGCAAGCGCCCGCTGAGCCTCCTCATATTCCCGCTCTATCTCGACAAGCTCATTCCGATCAATGCGCCGGTCCTCAAGAGCATCAAGAAATTTCTGGACGGCCTCCGCCGCCTCTTTCACAACCGCCGCCGATATAAGAGCAGGAGCCTCCTCCGCTCCCGGCTCCGGGACCTCAAACCAATGCAATCCCATAAGCGCATTTACATAACTTGGTATGTCCGGGTCTTTTGTGTGCTCATACAGTTCCCGGAGCTTGTCAATTGGAAAATTTGTGTGTCCGGCCCGCCATTGCTTCACCGTCTGAGGAGACACGTCAAGCGCCGGAGCAAGACTATTGATGTTCCAACGGCTCTCTCCAACCCTCGTTGTTTTGACGCGCAAGAAAAACGGAAAGTCAAGGTCCGGGTCCCCAAACGCTATCCCGATGCTCTCATTCAACACCTTGTAGCTTGCCGGTTTCGGGCTCTTGCTTATCCGCCGCGGATTCGTTGGCATATTGGCAGACTCCTTGTAATAAGGTATGATTTGAAAAAGGGATATGGTTGGACTGCGTTGTTGACGTTGACAAGGTGAGGTAAAAGTGATAAGATTAAATGCGGCATTTAGCTCCCTCCGGAGTCAAATGCTATGAGAGGATGGGGAGAAATTCCCGTTAAGAGCCCTCAATCTCGATACGGGAATAGCTCCCCAACCCTTTTTTTGGTCGCTAACGCAATAGCATCCTCAATGTGCGCGGACTTCTCAGCGCCATTGACAACCTTGGAGACCATAGCGCGGGACCTCTTAACGGCCCGCGCAATGTCGGCCATGGAAACGCCCTGCTGTAGCAACCCAAGCTTAATCTCTAACGTCCTTGCGCCTGTTCCGTTTTGTGGTGACGTTCTCATGTTAAGGTGAATGATACCACATATTGTTTCATCTGTCAAGAGAGGGAATGGTTATGCAACAAATAGTGTCACATGCTCTGCATACCATAGGAGCCCGGTTGCGGCTCCTCCGCGGAGATATGACCCAAGCAGAGTTTGGAAAGAAAGTCGGAGCTGTTCATTCTCTCGTTGGCGCTTGGGAAAGAGATGAGCGGCTCGTTGGAGCCCGCTATCTTGAGCCAATAGCGGCCCTTACGGGTTGTAATCTCCATTGGCTTTTGACCGGAGCCGGAAAGCCGTTATTGAATGCCCAAGCAAGCGGGACTTTAGGGAGCCTCCTCCGTCAACGTCGTAAAGAGCTTGGCCGCTCACAATTAGAGCTTGCAGATGCATTGGGAGTGCATCAATCATATATTTCTCTCATAGAATCCGACCGTTGCGCCCCCTCAATGCAAAGGATTTCCAGAATTGCGGAGTTGTTCGGAGACGCCCCAACGACATATGTAAACGCTTATATCAAATCAAGGGGAATGCCGGAGCCCGAACAGGAATCGCGCTTAGAGTTGTTGGAGGCCGGTTTCTTGGAAGAGCGCCGCCTGTCTATTCCTATCTTAACCAAAGAGGCCGCACAATTATGGAAAGACTTGGCAAAGCTCAATTGGGTCAAGAGCCATTCAAAAACATTCCGCACAACGTCAAGCAAGGACCCGGACGCATTCTATTATTCAATAGACTTTTCCGCGCCGCCCATTGCAAAACTCTCCGCTGCAAGTTATCTTGCTCTCATTGAGCCCAATAGACGCGTTGAAGATAAGCAGTTGGTCTTTGTTCGTTTGGGCTCTTCCATAGGCCTCCGCGCATATTACAAGCAAGCGGGAGGACATGCAATTTTTCTGTCTTTGGTTCCGGGCTCCAAACCAATTATCAAACCGCTTGAGGCTCTTACGTTCTATGCGGTATCGTCCATTATGGCAATCAATCCTCGTTGGCTTTGATAATATCATTGGGTCCATTTTGGGTCCACAAAAGAGGTTTCCGCCGCTTTCCCGCGGGCCTATCGGTTATGGGCCGATTTCCATAACACATGCTCAAAAAAGCACTTAACCAAAACTCGCCTCCCTCACTCAACTTACAAAACGCCCAATATCGAATCCGCTCATCTCCACCGGGACACCGTAAGCCTTGAGGGAGCAAGTCGTTACAAGGCCCCATTTTATTTTGGGTCCAAATCGGGTCCATGGATCGGCTTGAAAAGGGACCAGAGGAGGCTCTCTCATGGCTTGGATTTTTAAGCGCGGACACGTCTATTATTTGGGTTGGTATGAGGACGGGAGAAAGCGCCGCAAGAGAATCTCAAAGCATTTGGATATTGCGGAGCATGCGCGTGAGCAGCTTGAGCGCGGGCTCGATATCGCGGCCTTTGCGCCCCCCGCCGCTATCGTTCCTATAGCTAAAATTTCCGCCCTTTGGCTTGAGTATGCGGAGACTAACACCCGGCCCGGCTCAATCGCTCGATATCGCGCAATTATGGCGCATCTCCGGGCATTCTGTCAGCATGCCGGGCTTAGACATGCCTCCCAACTCACCCTTGAGCACGCCGAAAAATACAAGACCTTCCGGCTCCGGAGCAAATGCAAAAAGGCGGGCACGGCCCCGGCTCCCCGGACCGTCAACGCGGAGCTTACTGTTATCAACTCCGCCCTCCGGCATGCGGTAACGTGCAAGCTCATTCTGAACAATCCTTGGGAGGGAGTCCGGAGGCTCAAAGCCCCAAAGAAAGCGCCGCGTGTCTATTCGGAAGAAGAGTTAATGAGAGTGACCGCGGAGCTTCCGCTTTGGGCCTCTGATTCGATTTGGATTCTTGCCTATACCGGGCTCCGCTTTGGAGAGCTTCGGAATCTGCAATGGACAGACATTGACCTTGAGCGCCGCGTCCTGATTGTATCATCCAATAACGGGCATGCAACCAAGACGGGAGAGGTTTGGTCCGTCCCGATATGCAACCGGGTCCAACCGATTCTTGAACGGAGGAGGCTCTTGCAGGATGTTTGGGTTATACGGCAACCGGGAGGCAAGGGCCGAATGCATCAAAATCAACTGCGCGATATTTTTCAGGCCGCGCTCAAAATGCTCAGCCTTCCACATGGGACCTTGCATGATTTGAGACATACATTTGCAACCCGCTTGATAGAGGCCGGAGCGGACCTCTCAAGCGTCCAAGCCCTCCTTGGCCATAAGTCGTACAGGACAACGGAGCGTTACCGCCATTTGAGCCCGGAACATTTAAGAGAGCAACTCCGGAGATTGGACAAATAAAAAGGTCCCGGAGCCCGAAAGCCCCGGGACCGGACGCCCCCGCACAAATTATGCTTTGATTGCCCGCTCTTTCCCAAAGATAATAAGCCGGGCAAGCTCCGCGGCTTTGCGGTTGCGCTTTTTAGCCTCCGCCTCAAGCGCTTGCCGTTGCGTTGCCGTTATCCGGACAACAATAATCTTGTCCTTACGTGGGGTCATAGATTCGCCTCCGTCCAATTGGTCTCCTTGCGCTCTTTCAATAATGCTCTTTCTAGTCCCTTGTTATACCATATCGTATGATGGGACACTCCAACGGTTATCCGGATTAAGGCCCAATTCTTCCGGGTTGCATCCCACATAGAAAAGCCCGTTGCAAAAGAAACCGTCTCCGGATGCTTCTCAAATCGGACTCCGGCAATATCCCACATTCCATTCTTATAAGAGTCAATCTCACTTGCCGGAATTTCCTCCCCGTATTCTATAAGCCTCTCCTTCCAGTAAACAACTTTCCAATCTCCCCAATGATTGTCCCCCCCTTGCCGGTCAATGTGGATATCCTTATCCTCCGTCATACCTCCTCCTTGATCTTTTTGAGCGTCTCCTCATGGTTCCGAAAAATCCCAAAAGCCCCATCATCAAACGGCTCCCGCTGGCTTTTGGGCAACTCACAATATTTCTCCCATGCGTCCCGCTTTGCAGCTTCCAAATCCTGTTCAAGCCTGAGCAATGCCCTCTCAAGCTTTAGCCATTTCTTGAGAGCGTCAAGCGCCCTCTTGCGCCGGACCGTTGGCTTTCGCTCCTGCTTCTTTTGGAAGTCCTCCCGGAGCCGGGAGCAGACTCCGCAAGAGCAAACATGCCGAAAGCCCAACTCTCCAACGCGGGTTGTTACAGCGCGGGCTCCAGATTTGAGCGTGTAAGAATCGCTTTGATACTTGAGGCATTTACCTTGCTTGGTTGTTGCCATTGGCTCCCTCCTTTATTTGTCCGTCTCCTCCGTTGAGCGCCCGGCCCGTCCGGAAGCTCAAAGAGGGAGGCGGAGCCTCCCCGGAGTTTATACCTTAACCCGTTTCTGATAAGCAACCAAAACTTTATGCGTCGGCTTCGCCTGTATGTGATTGTTTGCCGCCGCGTCCGCCCACATTCCATTCGGGCATGGTTCCGTCAAGAGCGCCTTACAGTCAAGACAATACGCATGCCATAAGATACTATCTCCGCCCTCTGAGTCAATGCCCGTCACGGTTTCAGTCTCAAAGCGCGGGACCTCTCCTTTATACTCGATGATTGCCCTTGAATGGTCCGGGCCTTGCGCCTTGAAGCACGTCTCACAAAGCGCCGGAGTGTGCATTCCATGCTCGTAACAGCCAACATCCACAAAGAGCCCGCTGTAATGGCCGCAATTGTAACAATGGCTTTTGTTGCTAAACCGTTTCGGGATAATCCGTGTTGCTGTTTCCATTTCGCTCCCCCTCTGTTGTGCTAGCCTATGGTGTACTATCATCATGTATTACATTGTATATCATAGTAATTCATTTGTCAAGCTTTTTCTTTTGGGGCCGGATAAGGGGAGACTAACCGGAGATAAAGGGACGTGCGGCCCCGGCAAGAGGGAGTCGGTCTGAGAGGGAGGGTGCGTCCCTCAGACTGTCAAAACCGGAGCCACACAGAGCGGGAGACTATTGAGGGCCGGGAGCCTCATTATCGACTTGATAAACTTCTATGACGGTTTCGCGGGCAATGGTCCCAATGACGGTTGACTCTGAGCGTTCGCCTCCAAGCGCCAAGTCCGCGTTGAAGTCGTGCCGGTCGGTCATTTTGAGGCCCTCACCTTGCCCGGCCGTTATGTCCGCATTTGCCGCGCCAAGCTTGCCAACGGCAAGGACGCATTGCGGAGTAAATGTTGTTGCGCCGACAATGAGCGTTGCGCCGTTAACCTCTATCGTGCTCACAAGCGTATCATCTGCAAGGGACGCACACCCGGCAAGCGGCAAGAGCAGGAACATAAGAAAGAGCATCGGAGAGAACGGGCCTTTAAGGTTATGCTTTGCCCAATTGAACATGAGCCGGGAGAGCGCTCCCAAAATCGGGACAAGAATCATCATTCCCATTTCAACCGACACTTCCGGCAATACGTTATTGAGGAGGACTGAGAGCGCATATGCAAGCGTCCCCGCAAGTGTGGCATCCCGTCCGCCCTGAATCATTTTGTTTGCTGTGCGTCCGTTCATTGTTCCAACCTCCCTCTCTCTCTCTTCAACATGCGAAAAGAATCACCACAAAAGCTAACGCAAGTACCCAAAAAGCCGCTATCACGAAAGACGGCCCCCATGAAGCAAGAAAGAATGCAATCCAATTGAGCTTTTCTGTTATCCGGCTCATATGTTAAAGAAATACGTTATTTTGCCGTCTCTGACAATCCAAAGGGCAACGCCATATCCCCGCGGCTTGAGGTCCACATGCAAAGCATTATCGTCCGGCATGTATCCGACGCCAAGCGCTCCCTCCTGAATTGCGGTCCACATGAGCCGCCTCAAATCCGTTTCCGTTGCATCTATCAACTCATAATCTCCTGCAACGGACTCATTGTTTTCGGGTCCCCAAATCGGCAAATGTCCGGAGGTCCTTGAGCCTTTGATTTCCTCAGAGGTATTATACGCCCGGCAACGAGTCCCGGAGGAGCGCCGGAGCCGGTCCCCAAAGGCTATATGCAAAAGCTCGTCCAACGTGATAAGCCTATTTGAGACTCGATAGAGCCCACAGCATGGGCAAGCAAAACCTTCCAATGGAGTTGGCATGGTGTCCCTCCTCATAACATGGACAAGGCCCACTTGAAAATTGCAATTATAACGCCGGTTGCAACCATTGAGAATGTGCCGATTAGCCACCGCTGAATTGAGGTCATATCCGCCCGGATTTCTCTTATCGCCTTTTCCATTTTCTCATTCAACTCCCTTGTCACTTCTCCGCGCATGTCTGACAACGCCTTGCAGCCTCCGCTCATGGGATTGCAAGCCGCCGTTGTCTTTCCGTCCGGACTCATGATTTAATTGCTCTATCTCGTTTTGTATGATAAAATATTGCCATGAATAAGGAGGAGATTAAACAAATTTGGCCTTGCTTTCGGAGTATAGTTTGGGCTTTTTGTTGGTTGCTGCTCATGTGCTCCGTTACTGATAGCCTTCCATCATGGTATCAAGCAATTGCATTTGGTGATTGTTGGCTTGATAAAGCAAACCTTAAGAATGTTCAAAAATGTGTCACCCTTGGCGCTTCTACGGAGACCCTCGTTGAATCCATAAAAGGATTTAACGGGAGGTCTGATTTTGCGGACATTCTGATTTTGGGAGGTTCCCTTAATGAGCTTAACTTTGAAACAGAAGAGGACAGAGAGAAGCAGATAAAACGTGCCGCCCGAAATCGCTTTCCCGCTTCTCGAATAACCATAGTATCGACATTGGACATTAAAGAAACCGCTAAACGATTTCCCGGAAAGCGCAAATCCAATCAAACAATAGACGGCTTTCATACAACCCAAGAGGGCCTTTATTGGTTGCTTTCCAGACCTCGCTATGCTATCTTTCATCATTACATCTCTAATGCGAAATTAGAATAACTTGGCCCGCCGACTCTTCCCACTCCACATATAGTTCCGGTGGATTCCCTCCGCTGTCATAAGAATCGAAGCGCCGATAGCAGACGGAACATGGAGCCCAAGTCCTATACCGGATTCTAAAGCCAATATATCCGTTGGTAGCATCTCCGGGACTATAATTTGCCTCGTCAATTTGGCCCTGTAATAAGGTGGAAATATCTGGTGAATCATACCAATTATTATCAGACCACGCCGCAACCGGGTCCCATGTAAGAATTGCAAGATTCGTGATTGCCCATAAAGCGTCCTCGTCCGCATAATTATCCGTATGAAATCCATCGCTGTTTCTCCATGCTGGAGAGCCGGATTGGGCTAACGAGCAAATATATTCGTCCATCGCCCCGCCTGAAGTCGCCCTCGCATAGAAAGAAATTTTTGCAGTTGTTATCGTCGCACCTTTTGGGATATTCGCATTATAGCGTAAATATGAAACCAGACTGCTGCCTGTATATGGCCCGAAATCACACCACGCGTAATTATAATAATTGCCGCCTCCGCTTGTGGATGAATACGTATCGTCAACGGAATCAGCAAGATAAAACGTGTCGGAGCCTCCAATAGCGGAAGCAGAATTAAGGAGCCAAAGGATAATGAAAATGAATTTAATCAATGTTCGCATCGTAGTATCCCTTTATCGCAATTGCAAGGTCCTCCGCCGTCCCGCTCGAATGCTCAAAGATAAGCCAGCGGCCGGGAGCAATCGTTGAATCATCAAACCCGCTCATAATGTGCTTGTAATAACACGCCGTCCCGTTGTCCTCACAGACAACCGAATCAATTTGACTGTCGTTGGCCGTCCCAATGTCCGTCTCTCCGCCGCTTTCAAAGAGTAGAAAAGTGTAATCATCTTCATCCGATATGGCATAGATGGAGGTTATTACATAAGTCAGAGAAGACGTATTCTTGCAAATGGTCTTAGATATCGTTGAACGTGTGCCATGCGTCGGCAAGTTCTCCGGGTCCGCAATGGCAAAACCGATGTTCGGGTCAAGGAGGACTCCTTTTTGCTTCCCATCGTCATACACTCGAATTACAGCATCGTCCGTGTCCTGAGCAATGTCTCCCTTTTGGCTAACGTCCGGGTCCGTCCCGGAGAGGAGTTCTCCGGGATAGGCAAAGCGCCGCTCCGTCCCGGCTGAATCCTTTGAATACCAACGGGAGACGCCGCTTAAATCCTTGGCATATTGCCAAAGCGTGTTAGCATCCGGATTGTTCCCGGGAGGAGTGATTTCCTCTCCAATAAGCAACCGGCCGCAATAGATATCGAGCCATGCTTGCAGCACATTGAGAGTCATTACATTATCGAGCCAACGGCCCTCTGAGCTATCGTCAATGGATTCGGAGTTGACAATCCAAAGCTCATCTCCGTTGCTGCTATCAGGCCCGGAGCCCGCAATTATTTCTTGCGCCGCCGTTGCCCAAATGGACCCAATATAAATATTCCGCTTTCCGACATTTGAGTTTGTCCATGCGGTTGCACAGTTATTCACATGAAGCTCTAAAAGACATCCATTCCGGGCCGCGCCCGCTCCGGTCTCAACTCCCTTGCCGCCGCTGTCTGAATAACCAACAATCCGGCCGAAAGCAGAAAGAGCATTTGCTCCAACGCGGAGGCCGGTCCCGGCTCCGCCGTCCGAATAGATGTTAAGGCTCCCTATATTCGTATGAATCCCCGCTATATTTGCGCCGCCCGCGCTCGTGTGCGTGTCGGAGATTCTTAGCTCCGCAATTTGGAGATAGGTCCCCTCTGAGTAAAGATTCCAATAGGTTCCGGAGTCTCCGGTATCGGCCCGCGCAAGATACAGTTTGCCAAGCTGAGCGCCTATGGCATCGGAGGTAAGATAAAGACATTCTTTGGCGCAATCGCCCGCGTTCAAATGCTGAGCCCGGATATCGGTATCAACATAGATACCATACCCCGCCGCTCCGTACACATGGATATAATTGATGTCGCATGTCCCGTCATATGTTGAGCCGTCAGTCTCAAACCGGGCTCCATCTCCGCCGATTGAGTTGCCGATTTCCACATGCTGAATATATCCGTCATGTGGGCCGCGGTATTGAAGACCATGGGAGCCCGGGTCCTTGATTTGGACCCAACCGATATCTGTTGAGGGCATGTCCGTTTCATCTGATTGTCCGGTTGCGTCTCCCGCCTCTGAATACAGGCCCACTCCATAAGCGTCAACAATTTGGACATTCTTGATTTTGTATCCCTTGGCATACAGAGCAACCGCATAGTCTCCGCCTGATTGGTTGCCTCCATTTCCATCAATGCTGAGGTCCTCAAGTCCCAACGCATAGCAAACGCCCCCGGAGGTCAACCACGTATCCGAGCCGGTCATATTGTCAAAATCATATGACTCGATAACCCGGGAGTCCGAATTGTCCGCCAGTTTGATAATGGACGCATGCGGCCCTTGCCCGCGGATTGTCACCCTTGACGGCAAGCTCAGCGCCCCGGAGACGAGACACGTCCCCCGCGGTATCTCGACAACTCCGCCGCCCAATGTCTCAACGGTATTTATGACATATTGAAAATCTGTCAAATCATCCGTTACGCCGTCACACTCACAACCCCAATCCCCAATCTTATACACAGTTGCGGCCGCGTAATGTAGGCCCGGTGTGGCCCTGTAGGGAGTCCCTCCCTCGTGTCTGATAATGCCGTTATCGAGAGCGCTAATATCATGCTCTATTGTTAATGTACCATGCGGGCCTCCGGTCCAATATTCCGCGTCATTCGGAGCCGCTCCAACGCCCGCGCTTGCAATCGTGAACGGCCCCAACGTTGCCCACACTTGATTTGCTTTATATGTTCCGTCCGGGAGATATATCCCCTTGTCAGATTCCGCCCTCGCAAATACTCCGGCTCCCATGCCCGGAGCCGTCTCCGCCGTTCTAGCCGTTGAGCTATGGCGGAGCGGGTCATTGTTTGAGACGGAGCCCGTCACCTTTACGGCAACAAGCCCGGCCCTAACCACGCGCCCCCGGCTCAATGCTGCTATGTCCTCTTTGGCAACTCCCATTACGGTTGTATCCGCCTGTATCGAGCCAATCGTAACTGAGAAGTTCTCACAGTCGGACGCAAGAACAACATCGCCTTGATAAAGCTCCACACATGCATAATAGGTGTAAACCGTTGCCGCGGCCATGAGCGGGAATAGAACAAGCAGAGTTGAAAATAGAATGAGCCCGGCAATCGTCCCGATTGCGTTGACTCCAAGAGCAAGATTAAGCTTTGTCATAACCTCTCATCCTTTATCCTTTTCTTGGGCCTGTTGCCGCTCTATAGCGGCCTCATCAACCGATCTATTTGTTGGAGGAGCCTTGTATAATGTCTGCTCGAATTGCTCCGCCAAGACTCGCACAACATCAAATGTTATTGGGACAAGCGGTTTCCCTTCCGGGTCCCGTATCATTGCTCTTGTGTCGTTTATGATGCTCAAAACTGCTTTAAGCGCTCCTCGTAAATCATGCCTCAGAAATTCATTTGATAAGCGCTTGTCCGGGAGTTGCATTGCCGTTGATCTCGAAATATAATGCTCCGCGTATTTGTTGAGATACGCATCCAGTCGGCTCCGTGTCCACTGGCGGAGAATCGCCAAATTCTGTCCCGGTATCTCAACGTGTCGTTGCTCCTTGCCGTCAAGCAGAAACACAACGTCCCGGACCGTATCCGAATAACGCTCCCGGGTTGGATGCTTAATGCGCTTGCGCCGCGGAGGATAGACGCTTATTATTTGGATTCGTTTAGACAAGTTCGCTTTCCCGAATTACGACAATTGCCGCAAGGCCGTCCGCTCCGTCTCCGCCCGCGCCGCCATTGCCGCCCGTTCCGCCCGCAACTCCGGCCGCTCCGCCCGCGCCCCCGGCCGCTGATACCGTTCCCGAATCATCAATAACGGTCTTACAAAAAATCAAGGCCGTCCCCCCGGCGCCGCCTCCGCCGCCGCCGCCGCCTCCGCCGGAGCCTGTGCCAGCGCTCCCCGCTGTGCCATCATCTCCGGCCGCGGAAATTATGCCCGTTGCGGTCAATTCAAGCTCGTTACATTCAATAACTACAATTGTTCCGCCCTTGCCTCCTGTTCCGGCCGCGCCCCCGGCTCCCGTTCCCGTGCCGCCGTTGCCGCCGCGTTGACCCCAAAGACGCCGAAACATTCTATCTCTATATAAATATGAAAATGTCTCATACCAGTTTGTCCCGTCTTGGCCCGCGGTCCCGGCTCCGCCGCCCGCTCCGCCTCCTGAGCCCTGCAAACCCCCAAGTCCAAATGGAGTTGTTTTTTTGAATGCGCTTGTGCTTCCCGGGTCTCCGTCCGCTCCGCCCGCGCCCCCGGCCTCTCCGCCGCCGCCTCCTCCGCCTCCGCCTCCATAATGTCCGCATCCCGTTGTTGAAACTATTTCGTCGGCCTTGCCTTTTACGTCGATAGCGCCCTGTATTTTGAGACGCTCTGTCACTCCAAGCAAAATCATTCCAACGCCCGTATCCGGAGAAACTACATGGCCGGTTGATATCGTGAGATTTCTATATTGCTTTGGGGTTGCGTCCCATGATTCGTTACCGGCTGTTGTATGGTCCCCGTCTGTCCCGTCTCCGCAAAAAATCCCAAAGAGCGGTTGAAACATCATAAGTTCATTGATAATGTCCGCCTTGATTGGGCTCCCCATTCCCGTATAGGAGACCTCAACCTTGTTGCCGTTCTCCGACGAGTGAAACGCTATAAACGCTGTCCCCTTGCGGTCAGCGTCGGTATCGTCCGGCTCATAGTCAACTCGAAATTCCGCCGCGGCCGGAGCCGTAAAGACCTCACTGTAACCCGAAATGGAAACGGTCCCGCGCTTTGGTATTTCGGCAAGCTGTATGCCGTAAAAATCCGGGTCCGCAAGCGGTACCTGTGTAACGATATGCTCTTCATTCGATATAGACGTTTCCCGCCGCGTCCCTGCAAATGGGTCTCCCCAAATATCCCTTACAAATCGCAATCCTTCCGGAGCGCCGTCCATAAATCCTCCTCAAGCAAGTTGTCCGACATTCGCGGCTTGCAACGCCTCCTCTTTCTTAAGTCGTCGGAGCATGTCTATATATTGAGCGTCTAGCGGTTGTAACTCCAAATCTCCAAGGTCCAAATCACACCGTATAGCCTTGTCCGCGCTGACTGTATATGCTGCTTTCTTGATTGGCAGTTCCAATTCAACGCCCTCTCCATCGAATACCCGCGCTTTACCCCGGGCAATTATCAACCCCTCATTTTGTAAGTCTATGTTTTTGGCCTTGGCGGATTGCTTCGGGTCTTTAAGGAGATAGAGTTGATAGCGGCCCCAACGGAGAGCGTCCGCGGCCGTCAACGCCGATGGAATTGTTTTTTTGGTCCATCGGACACCGTATAATCCTTGAGAAGTCCCGTCGCTCACTGTATCCGCATAGTTTGAGCTTTCAACCTCGTCAATTGCGCCGCAAATGATATCTATTTTGTTTCTTACCGGCTCTATGTCCTCTTTGGGCTCAAAGCTCTCAACGTGATAACCAACCCATTTGACCGCATCCACAACAACGGCAACGGAAATGGGCCGAAAGAATAAATCCCCGTCCGCGTCAACTCCAAATTCATACGGTAACTCATTGTCAACGTTATAGGCATACTCCGCCAAATCCTTAAGCGCGTCCTTTGCGCTCACTCGATCAAAATTGATTTCCGATACCTTGTAGCTTGGGCTCGTCTGTACTATTTTCGGGCCTGAATATCCTATGGAGGTATAGGGTTGAATGTCGTTCACAAGAATATCTTTGACAATTGCTGAAACCTCCATATCCTGATAACTGCGATTCACGCCGCAAAATTCCAAATCATGATAAAGGCCATGGCCGGAGTATTTAAACGTGTCCTTGGTTGTCCGCTCATCCGGAATTTTCAGGACGCGCCCCGCATAAATCGGCTCTGACTCCGGCTGACCCCAAAGAAAAACTTTAATGTGGCACAGATAGGTAAACGAGAATGTCGGCATTTCCACAAGCTCAAGCGTAAAAGCGCCGGAGCCTGTTTGAACAACTTCAAACTTGAGAGAGATAACAGGAGGACTCCCCATGTCGGAGCTATACTCGCCAACCTTGTCCCAATCCGAATCATAGAAGATTATGCGGTATCCCCACCGGCCCGTTACATCAACCTCCGGAGTTGGCTCCGGCTCTTCCGCCTCTTCCGCTCCTATTGGAATAGATAGAAACCCGGCATCAAGAAAGCCGGTATTTAGAAAGCCCGTTGTCCTCTCATTGCCCATTACAAATACCGCTCCCGATATTCAACTATCACTGTTGCGCTCGTGGTTCCCGTAACTCGAATCTCATTGTTGCCGGGAATGAGGCGGAGCCATGGCCCATCAAATTTGTCTATGCGATTTGGAGTCCCGGCCCCAACGAGCGTCACCGTTCCAAGGTCGCAATCAAAATGGACCTCTTCCCCATTCAGAAACGCCGCGTCCGCATATGTAAATTCTCTGCTATCGGTCACATTCGCAATCTGTAAGTTTGGTATGTCCTCTCCCGCCGTGATCTTGATAATCGGATGAGCATCAACGCTCCCGTTATAGGTTATGTAATACGTCTCCGGATTTGTTGTTATCGCTTCCGTGTTTTGTGTCAGCGTTGCAGAAACCCAAAATGGATTTTCCATGAGAAACTTTATGCGCCATTCGGAGCCGCGCTGAAAGAATCCCTTGAGAAATTTCTCTTGAACGGAGCCGTCAAGCCGCTTTAGCGGGAGGTATCTGTCAAAATTGGTCCAAAGCTCAAGGTCCTCCCGGGTTATTGCCCGGTAAAGCGCGTCCTTTGCGGTCTCATATGCGTTGTTGGTGAGCGCTTTCAAAAACCCCCGGATTTCAATTATCCGCTCAGAATAGAAACCGTCTCCGCTATCCTTGACGCCGTGTCTTCCGGCCCTGTTTGATTCTCTCACCCTTGTCTTTGTCGGTATCGTCTCAAACCAAAATGCGCCCTGCGGTTGATCCGTCATTTGCGGAAATTCATAATCGCCGGCAATCGCGTGAGTCAGCGTCAATAGCTCCGGAAGCGCGGAAAATGTCTGATAGGGGAGGACGTTGTTGATGAGCAAAAGGTCTCCGGAATTATTTAGCTCCGCGGGCCGGGCTCCATCAATATTGAGCCATGCCTCCGATGCATCGCTTTCTATCTCCCAATTGTTCCCGGTCCATGTAAGCGCTTGGTCCGGAGTTTCTTGTCCCGCAAGGCAACAATCGCCATTTGCATAGATTTCCAATAAGCGCGTTTTATCCGATAGCGCGATATACAAACATTCCCGGCTTGAATCCCAACCCCGCGGCTCATCGGGAGCAGAGGGCAACACTTGACTTTCCACAAGGTCTCCCAACAACTTTAAATTCCCCGTTTTCGTCAGTTCGGCAACGGTCACATAATCAATGACAAAGTACATGCTTTCTCGAACAAACTTGATAAAGCGCCCGCTGCCATAGTTATAAGACAAAACTTATTCACTCCTGAGAGCGGCCTCAAGTCGGTCCTGCAGGACCGGAGCCAAGCTGTCCGCAATCTCTTCCGGGTCCCGGGCCGCCGTCCATATTTCAATGTTCTCTATGGTCACATTTGCGCCGCCGCGCCCAAAACCAAAATCATCAGCGCGTGAGAGCGGGAGTATCATTTCCGGCTCTGCTCCCTCTCCAACATACATAATCCCCGGACCGGAAATGATTGCGCCCTCTTTTGCGCCGGGCACTCCGGCAATATTCCCCATCGTTGCCGCAAATGCAAAGGCCGCTCCTATGCCCGCCATGGCCGGAGCCGCGTTTGCGCCAAACGTTGCAAGGCTCACCCATACCGCGGCCTCTTCCCATGCCGCGGCCAATGCCCGCGCCATGCCGATTGAGAGCGCTTGTGTGACGGCCATTAGCGCTTTTCCGATAGTATGAGCAACAATCTTTTGCACCACAAAATCAACAATGGCCTGTACCATTGCCTGTCCCATTGCCTTTAGCGCGTCCCGTGCGCTCTTGGCTCCCATGATGAGAGCAGAGAGGTTTTTCGATATGCCCTGATAGGCCGCTTGTGCCAGTCTATTGAGCGCCTCACTGATACCCATTTGAGACGTTGCCATGAGTTCCGCGTATGTGTCCATGAGCGCTTGGCGCTCGTAAAGGTCTTGCTCATAGAGCGCCCGCTGAGCCGTCAAATGCTCCATGAATGATTCAACGTCTCCGGTCCTGTAATACTCCTCAAGCTCCTGTCGTCCGGTTAAATAGTCATAATGCAATTGCCGCATCTGCTCCAATGCATCCTGTAAGATTTCCTTGCGCTCCTCCTCCTGCCTCCGGTAAAAGTCCGTCTTTTCCTCTTCTATGCGCTTATACATTTCCGCGTATGGGATAATGCTTTCAATGCCCGCCTCTTCCGCGGCCTTGAGTAACGCAAGCCGCTCCGCATAGGATTTCTCAATCGACTCCTGCTCCGTCCGCAAGGCATCCTCAAGGTCCTTTAGTTTGTTCTCAAGCTTTTGGCGCTCTATTGCTGCCTCTGCATTTGCCTGTTCCCGCTTTGCGTCAATGGTCTGTTGCCCTTTATCTTTATGTATCTGTGCGATCTGGCTTGTTGCATCTTTCGTGATATCTATTTTTGCAAGCTCGGAGGCCCTATATTCGGCATCCGCCTCCGCCTTGACCTTTTCCATATTTGCGTTGGCCGTCTGCCATGCGCCCGTTACGGCCGCAACATTGTCTTTAAATCCGGCAACATAACCGGCCCAAATATCTTTTGCGTCCCATGGATGAGTTAGAATCTTCCAGAGAGTCCCGATTAGGACAATGGCCTGTCCAACGATTCGGCCCAATAACTCTTGGAGGACAACTCCATACTCCCTGATATAGCCCACAAAGATTTTCCAACCTTGTTGCATGCCGCCGACATTCTTAATCCACATATACGCAAGCGTCCCGAATACGGCAATGACCGCCGTTACCGGGAGCGTCAAGGCTCCAAGCGCTCCAATGAGCGTCCCGATTCCGCCAACCGTTGCAGAGATTGCCGCAACTATCCCGCCAAGGCCGTTGAGGGCAAGGCCAAAGGCCACAAGGACGGGACCTATGGCCGCGGCCAATGCAATAAACGTTAAGATGTTGGTTTGCACTTCCGGAGATAGTTTCATAAACCACATGGCAAGCCGTTCCGTTTTTTCAATCAGGCCGTCCATACGCTCAAGGAGTTTATTGAATCCCTCCGACTGAGTAACCATGGCTCCCAATTTCTGTCCGATTTGAGTCATGCGCTCCCCAAATCTCCGCAACTTGTTTAGAGGACTGTCAAGAGTCCGGTCAAGGTCCCCTTGCGCCTTGGCCGTTTGGTCCATGATTGCAAGATAGCGGGCTTGGACTTTTTGTTGTTGCGTGAGTTTTTCCCCAATCTCCGCAATGCCGTTGGCATATGCATAGACCTTGACGGTCTCTTCATCAACAACAATGCCCAATCTCTTGAGCGGCTCTATTTCCCCCGTTATTCCGGCCCGGAGCTTATCAAATGCCTCATGAGGTTTGAGATTGTAAAAAGAGGCCATGTCATATGCCAGCTTGACGAGCCCGGTTGACATATCATATGCGGCCTCTGTTGTTGGGGTCATGCGTTGGAGCATCTCATAAAAGAGAGCCACATTCTCGCGGAGCTTGTAAGCATTCAGGCCAAGAGAGCTTGACAATTGCTCAGACCATGCCCGCGCCCGGTCCGCCATGGAGCCCATGGATTCTTTGAAGAGATTCTCACTTTCTACTGAATCCATGCCAAGCTTTATAACGGCTCCGCCCAATGCCAGTATCGGAGCCGTCACGCGCAAGGACAAGCTTGTCCCAAGCCGCGTCACATTTGAGCCAAATCGTTCAAGACGCTTGGATACCTTATCCATTGCGCCTGTAAACTCTGTGAGGTCCGCCCCGATCTTTACAAACAGGCTTTCAGTCGGCATCGTTCTTTTTTGACCTTAAGTCGTTCCCGCCAAACAGGACATTTAACATTTCCGCTAATTTGATTTGGGCCTCAACCGTTTGGACTTTCGGCTTATAGCCCGGAATAAACTCATGAGGCCGAATAATGCGCCCTCCTTTTTTCCGGAAGCAGTTGAGAATCGAAGACGCAACGATACCGGCCCGGAGAAATTCGTTTTGCTGCATTTCAAACCAACGCTCCGAAAGAGCGCAAAACTCTCTCGGAGTAAGACCCCAAAACTCACTGTCAGAAAGACCAAGGCATATAACTCCAAAGCTCCAACGCTTTAGCCAGCGGTCCCGGCCTTGGTAGGGTCCGGAGTGTTCGGACCTCCCGCTTTTGCTCCGGTCGGGAGCACGTCCGCCCATGCCCGCATGAGTTTCTCTGATACCTCATCGAAATTGCCCGCGTGTATCATGCCTCCAACATCTTCAATGCTTGGCCGCTCGTTTTCCGGCCCATACTGCAAACAGGCCCAAAGAAAAGCGCGGAGGTCCGTTGCTGAAAAGCCGCCCCATGCCTCCGTCCTGAGAAAATTCTTTCCCGTTTCTTTTTCGGCAAGCGCTATAGCATTGAGGTCAAGCCTGAGCTTGCGCGGTTTGTCCAACGTGATTTCATAGTCAGCTTGTGATACGTCCCCCATGATTTCACTCTCCCTTTTTAGATGTCGCTTAATGCGCGTCGTGCATTAAGCAAGCGTCGGCTCACCGGAAACTTTCAGCGTCACCGAAAATTTCAGCAAATCGGCAACGTCTGAGTTTGGTCCATAATTGGTAACAAGACATGGGAGCGTCCATGTTGTAGCCCCCGCGTCCGGAAACACAAGCTGAAAGTTTCGGAGGGTCCCGTTGGCATAATCGGTCCTCAAACCGACATGCTGTGCGTTATCCGGGACAAAGTTACCCTCAAGAGTGATCTCTCCCGCGTCCTTAATACCGGCAATTACTTCCCTCCAACCTCCGGAGCTATGCGCGGTTGGGTCAAGCGTATCAACGCTCATATCAGGCCCGCCGATGTTTACCATTTCAAGTATCGTGGTAAAACTCTCCGGAGTCGCGCCGTCCCCGCGTTTTAACTCCGTTCCTTTTGCGGCAATAGCGTCAGTCATTGTCTGTTTTCCTCCTCCTTATCAATGCGCTCTTTCTTTGCAAGAGCCCTGTTATGGAGTACCCGGCAACGTTATCACGGAAAAATCAACGTCTGTTGAATCCGCTTCAAGATATATATAACCTCCTGTTTGCATCCATGCGGTTTGAGGGAACGGGCCAAAAGCATAGATGTTACCGGCCGTCACAAGCTGGGAAATGTTTCCCGTCCGCCCGTATGAATCTGCAACGGAGGTTATCGTTACCGTATGGTCTGAGCCGCCCGTATTGTGTGCAAGGACCAAATCGTTTCCCGTTGAAAGAAACTGGTCCTTGTTGCTCGTGTCCGCCTCCGTTTGGGTCACACATACTCCCGTTGATGCATACTTGCCCGGAGCCGTTGACTTGGTGAGCGTCTGCCGATCAGCAAACGCCGTCACCGCAAAAAGGAAAATGAGCGCTCCCGCAATCGCGCCAAGAGTCCAACGCGGGAGACTGTGTGTTTCTTTCTTCATGACTCACGCCTCCTTATTGAAAAACTGCCATTCCTGAAACCGTCCAAATACTCCGCTCCTCTGCTCGTATGGTAAGTCTCCCTCGTCAAGAAAATTCGCCTTGTGAGCAGCAAGCGCCGCTCGTATGTGAGGCATCACCTCCTTTACCGTCTGGAAATCAGTTGCAAACGCTGTTATCTGAAATCGGCCAACTGATAAACCGGAGTCTCCGCTATGCGCTTGAGGCCGCGGGTCCGACACCTTGAAAAGCACAAGGGCCGGGAGCGTTGTCCTTTGTGGCAACACTTGCGGATATATCCGGTTTCCAAATGTTGTTCTTATGTCCGGATTATTTTTCAACGTGTTATAGATAAGCTCTTCTGCTGTCATGGACTTTCCCGAAAAGCAAAAAGACGGCCTGAGCAGGAGGACGGGCTCCCCGTCAAGCCGTCTTTTC